CCATGGATCAACCGCATGGTGACGAGTACTGGCGCGAAGAGCATTACGCTTAAAGTAGCGCATACCGAGTCCGCAGTCCTCAAGGAAAACGAAATATGGATGGAGGTTGAATATATGGGCGAGCCAGGGCTCACTGGCACGCAGCGCGTAGCGAATTCACCGCATGCACAACTAGAGCTCGATGATGATGTGGTACTTGCACCAAGCTCTCTATGCATCGATCCACTCGCCGCTGGAGATAACCGTACTGATACGGCCGAGGCTGTGAACAATATCACCGGCGAGAAGACCCACACTCTGACCGCGAGTGTGACGCTCGATGAGGTTGGGCCAATTCGTTGTCGGATCGCGCTGGCGAAGGATACGACGAACCCTGTCTATGTGAACGCGAAGATCGGCATAGCCTGAGATGGCAACAGAAAATCTATTCAGCGACGGATACTTCAACGAGGTAGAAACCCTCGAGAATCTGTTCGCTGATGGCTACCTGAATGAGACCGGAGCTGCGCCATCTGGAGAGATGACGGGAACGTCGGATCTGCTCTTCGGTTCCGGCACAACTTCTCTGATCGGTCTTGCCACGCTATCCGGAACAGCAGCGCTGCAATTCGGCGAAGGTGCGAGCGCTCTAAGCGGAATCGGTGTCCTCGCCGGCACCGCGGCAATTGTATTCGATGCCTCCGCCGATTTGACTGCGGCCGGTTCCGGCGCGATGACTGGGACATCGGCATTGCTGTTCGCCGAGGGAGCAACATCGCTAACGGCGATCGGAACGCTCGTTGGAACGACGGCTCTCCAGTTTGCCGAAGGTGCGACGGCTCTAACTGGCATCGGAGCTCTGCTAGGAACCAGCAGCATAGTATTCGACGCAGTCGCCGATCTTACTGCGGCTGCGGCCGGCGATATGGCGGGCTCGAGCGATCTGACATTTGGATCCGGCGCATCGAATCTGACCGCGATCGGAGTGATGACCGGGACGAACAGCATCGCATTCGGAAGCGGTGCTTCCAGCATCATCGGCATTGCCACGGTCACCGGCATCTCGACGATTGAATTCGCTACCGCCGGCGATCTGACCACGCCCGGAGCCAATGAGATTTTCGGGACTATCGATGTCGCATTCGGTTCCGGAGATTCGACATTGATCGGCATTGCGGAGCTATCCGGTATTTCGCCTATGATCTTCGGAGCATTGGCGACGGTATCCGGTGGAAATTTCATCGGTGCAGTGGATAGCAGGAAATATACTGCGACCAGCAGAAGCAGAGTCTATCGAGCGGGCGACTGATGGAAATAAGGCAAAAGCAACCGGCTGAGAAACTCGCCTATACCTTCGATTTCTCTCCGGTGATTGCGTCTACCGATACGGTCGCATCAATCGTATCGATTGCATTCGCGAATTGCGGCGTGGTGGCTGGATCGACTGGTCTTACGCTGAGCAATAACGTCATGTCCGGGCGCATGGCGCAGACGACGATCGAAGGCGGTACAGACGGCGAATCCTATTACGGAACGTGCAAGGTGATAGACAGCGCTGGTCAGCAACATGAGCTGGATGGCCTGCTCGAGGTGATCGAATTATGACCGTACCGACCAAGCTCGCAGCCGGAGATACCTGGTCGTTTCTCATCGAAGGCACGACCTACTCCGCAATCGATGGATGGAGCGTTACCTTTGTAGCCTACAACGCGACGCAAAGATTCTCGATCGATTCTACGTCGGAGAATGCGGACCATAGGATCGCGCGCACCGCAGCAGAGAGCTCCGCCATCATCCCTGGCACTTACGAATGGAGCGCATTTGCCAAAAAGAGTCCCGATCGCTATTTGATTGGCAAAGGCAATCTGGAGGTCACGCCGAACGTTGAAGGCGCGAGACCATGGGATACTCGGACCAATGCCAAGAAAATCGTAGAGGAGCTGGAAGCAGCATATCTGGCTTATGCCTCCAGTGTCGGCCAAGGTGCGAGCATGGTGCAGAGCTACACGATCGGAGATCGCAGCACGACATTCCACGGACCTGGAGATTTCATAACAGCACTCAGCTATTGGCGTCAGCGCGTAGCGGACGAAGAAGCGCTCGAAGATATCAAAGCCGGTCTCGGAGATCCTCGCCGATTGCTCGTGAGATTCACCTAATGGACATCATCGGAAACCTGCGCAAGCTGTTCGGTCGCTCATCGAATCGAGCGAAACAGCAGAGAATAATCCTCCAGCGCTCCTATCATGGCGCGCAAGGAGGCCGACTCACGGCCAACTGGACATCCTCGAACAGCAGCGGCGATGCGGAGCTGATTGGCAGTCTTACCAAGCTGCGCGGACGTTCCAGACAATTGGTGCGCGACGCCAGCTATGCGAAACGCGCAAAGGTGATCGTCGTCAATAACGTCATCGGTTCTGGCATTGGCATGCAGGCGCAGGTGCGCAACCGTAATGAACCGAAACGTCTGCTAAACGAGATCAATAACGAGATCGAAGAAGTATGGAGCGAATGGTCCAGGCCATCTTATTGCCACATGGGCGGCAAGTTGCATTTCTCAGATATCGAACGCGTCGCAATGGGCCAGATCTTCGAAGCCGGCGAAGTCATCATTCGCAAGCATCGAATCCAGATTCCAGGAAGCCCGATCGCGCTGGCGCTGGAATTGATCGAGCCAGAGCGGCTGGCAGATCATTACAGTGTATCCACGCCGATCAATGGCAACGAGATCCGCATGGGCGTCGAGCAGGATAGTTATGGCCGGCCGCAAGCCTACTGGTTGCATCGCATCCATCCAGGGGAGGTGGCTATCGGTGTCCAAAAAACCGATATGCTCGTCCGTGTACCAGCCGATCAGATCATGCATTTGTATCCGATCAGCCGGTGGCCGCAATCTCGCGGAGAGCCCTGGATGCATGCGGCAGCGCGCCGGTTGAACGATATGGAAGGCTACAGCGAAGCTGAGATCGTTGCCGCGCGAGGTGCAGCGTCCTATATGGCATTTATCAAGACTCCGGATGCTACCAGCCTGGCGGCGGATGTCGAGGAAGATGGACAGCGCCAGATCAGCATGGAGCCCGGAATTGTAGAGCAATTGCCTCCCGGATGGGACATCGAGATGAATAATCCGAATCGTCCGAATCCGAATATGGACCCATTCATGCGTTTGATGCTGCGCGAGATCGCGGCCGGCGTCGGCGTGAGCTATGAGAGCCTTTCGCGCGATTACAGTCAGAGCAACTATTCGAGCTCTCGTCTTGCTCTCCTGGATGATCGCGATTTGTGGAAAGTGCTGCAGAGCTGGTTCATTCGCACGTTTCGAGAAGAGCTCCACCGCGAATGGATGGAGATCGCCGTACTCTCCGGAGCATTGCGGAAGATTCCGCTCGATGCTTATCTAGCCGATCCGAAACGGTTCAGCGCGGTGCAATTCAAGCCTCGTGGGTGGAGCTGGGTCGATCCGACGAAAGAGGTACAAGCCTATAAGGATGCCGTGCGCTGCGGCTTTACCACGGTCAGCGATGTCATTTCCCAGACTGCTAATGGCAAGGATCTGGAAGATGTCATGCAGGAACGCAGGCGCGAGCTAGACATGATGGAGGAGATGGATCTCGAATTCGATACCGATCCGGAGTCAGACGAGCCAGATGCTCCTGAACCGGAAGCCACTGCACCCGCGACCGCTTCTCCTCCCGTCGAAAGTGATGATGACGACGAGACCGAAGCGGCTCGCGTGGTGCCCATCAGGAGCAATGCATTATGAAACTCACTCCATTGCGACGTGATATACAAATCCGCAGCGACGATATCGATCTCGAAAATCGAACCTTGACGCTATCTTTCAGCAGCGAAATGCCGGTCGATAGGTGGTTCGGTAAAGAGGTTCTGGACCACACTGAGACATCGGTACGGCTGGATCGTCTGAATAATGGAGCGAATCTATTGTTCAATCATCGTGCAGATGATGTGCTGGGCGTCATCGAAGGTGCGACAATCGGCAAAGACAAACGGGGATATGCGAAAGCACGCATTGCAAAGACGCAACGCGGAGACGAGATTCTCGGATTGATCGAGGATAAGATCCTGCGCAATGTCAGTTTCCTGTATCGCATCTACGAAATCGAGGAAGACAAGAAAAGCAACGACTATCGAGCGATCGATTGGGAGCCGATGGAAATCAGCATTGTGACGATCCCGGCGGATCATTCCGTTGGAATCGGACGCAGCGCCGAATTCGAAGAACGTGAAGTCAAAGTTTCACAACCCGCGGCATGCGCCGCTTTACCGAAAGGG